TATAATAACTTGTAGGCAACATTTAAGTAGATCTTAAATTTTTAAAATCATATTAACGCACAAGAAAGGCAACACAATATGGCATCATTAGCAGAAATCCGCGCACGGCTACAGGCCGCAGACAGCAACAAAGGTGGGCAATCCACCGGAGGCGGCGACAAATCAATTTACCCACACTGGAACATGGAAGAAGGCAAAGAAGCTGTACTCCGCTTCCTGCCAGACGGTAACACAAAAAACACATTCTTTTGGGCAGAGCGAGCCATGATTCGACTGCCATTCAATGGCGTCAAAGGTGAGATGGATTCCAAACAAGTCATGGTGCAAGTACCATGCGTTGAGATGTGGGGCGATGCTTGCCCAATCTTGGCAGAAGTGCGCACATGGTTCAAGGACAAGAGTCTTGAAGACATGGGCCGTAAGTACTGGAAAAAGCGCAGTTACATTTTTCAAGGCTTTGTACGTGAGAATCCCATTGGCGACGACAAAACACCGGACAATCCTATTCGCAAGTTCATCATTGGACCTCAGTTGTTTACCTTGATCAAGGGTGCCTTGATGGATCCTGAGTTGGAAGAATTGCCAACTGACATGTTGCGTGGCTTGGATTTCCGCATTGCTAAAACCAGCAAGGGTGGATATGCAGACTACAACACATCCAAGTGGGCTCGTAAAGAATCAGCCTTGACCGAAGCTGAACAGGCTGCTGTGGCCACACATGGCCTGTATGATCTCAGCACATTCTTGCCCAAGAAGCCCGGAGCAGTTGAGCTCAAGGTAATCAAGGAAATGTTTGAAGCGTCAGTAGATGGACAGCCTTACGATACAGAGCGTTGGGGTCAGTACTTCCGTCCTGCTGGTGTCAACGCACCTGCTGGCAGTGCAGCCGCTGAAGATGCTCCTGCACCTGCGGCACGTTCGGCCCCTGCTCCAGTAGCAAACTTTGACGAAGAGGTTGACGCAGCAGAAAAGTCTTTTGCTGCTGAGCCTGTTGCTGCCCCAAAACCAGCACAGAAAGCCGAAGACATTTTGGCCATGATTCGTAGTCGTCAGCAGAAGTAATCAAAAAGTGCAAGCACTGAAAGGTGCTTGCTTTTTTATCTATTATGAAATTTTCTTTAGTATTTGACAACTCCGGCGACACTATACCGTTTGTTGCACTAAATCCTGACGTAGTTGAATATTATGTTGACAAGTTGTTGCAAGGCAACTTAAATAATTTTTACGCTTATAATTCTAATTATGCTGCTAGAATAAACGACAACATTAGTGAATTACATCGGAATTTGATTGAATCTAATGTATGGATGACCGAGTTGTTCGATCAATCGTTCAAAACATTTGACTACATGGATTATCTAGATCAAGATAATTTAAATTATCTTCATGCAGCGTGGGTAAATATGCAAAGTTGTAGATATGATATTGACCAAAAACGAAAAGAATCTAAATCTACAGGACTTCCAGAACAAATTCACAACATGTATCCCGACGAGGAAAGATTTCCGGCGTTCGGTGACGTTGTTACCAAGATTGGCGAGCATAAAACATTTAATAGAATCAATGTCCCGTGTATACATGCCCTAGAAAGCAGTTTTACAAAGGTTCTGTTTAAATGTTCTGACAGCTGGGTTGAATTTAATAATCCATTTCCAAAAAATCTAATCAACAATGATATTTGTAACTTATACTTGCCCTTTCATCATCTAGGCAGAACACAATACAATAAATTTGTAAATTATGATTTTGACCTCAAACATGCCGACGAGAATACATTTAATGAATTGTTAGGGTTTGTTGGATTGAGTTTAGCTCATCCTCAAACAAGAGGTTATAGCAATGAATATATTGACTGGTGCAAACAGCACAATCGTGAACCAAGTGGAGAAGATATTCCATTAGGAAATATCCCAGACTTGCTGACAAACTTAACAAAGTATCGTATTATAGTGTTTAGAAACACCAACGCGGGAAATAATTTCCGTATAGAATTACATAAAGGATAACCATCATGGCAAAAGCATTCGACGTAAGCAAGTTCCGCAAGGAAATCACAAAAAGCATTGAAGGACTCAGCATTGGCTTCAATGATCCCACAGATTGGATCAGCACAGGCAACTTTGCCTTGAACTATTTAATCTCAGGAGACTTCAACAAAGGCATTCCACTGGGCAAGGTCACAGTGTTTGCCGGAGAGTCGGGCGCAGGCAAGAGTTACATCTGTTCCGGCAACATTATCAAGAACGCACAAGAGCAAGGCATCTATGTGGTCTTGGTCGACAGCGAAAACGCACTAGACGAAGCATGGCTCAAGGCACTGGGTGTGGACACCAGCCAGGACAAACTGCTGAAACTAAGCATGAGCATGATCGATGATGTGGCCAAAACAATCTCAACATTCATGCAGGACTACAAGGCCCTAGCTGAAGGCGAACGTCCCAAGGTCATGTTTGTGATTGACAGCCTGGGCATGCTGTTGACACCCACAGACGTTAACCAGTTCGAAGCAGGCGAAATGAAAGGTGACCTTGGTCGCAAACCCAAAGCACTCACAGCCCTGGTTCGTAACTGTGTCAACATGTTTGGTAGTTACAATGTTGGCCTGGTTTGTACCAATCACACCTACGCAAGTCAAGACATGTTTGACCCAGATGACAAGATCTCAGGTGGTCAAGGATTCATCTATGCTAGCAGTATCGTGGTTGCCATGAAGAAACTCAAGCTCAAAGAAGATGAAGATGGCAACAAGGTATCCGAAGTCAACGGTATCCGTGCGTCATGCAAGATCATGAAAACACGCTATTCAAAACCTTTTGAAGGTGTGCAGGTCAAGATTCCGTACACAACGGGTATGAGTCCATACTCGGGCCTGACTGACCTGGCTGAGAAAAAAGGTATTCTTAAAAAGGATGGCAATAGACTGGCATTCACTATACAGGACACCGGCGAAATTATCAAGTATTTCCGCAAAGCCTGGGAAGCCAACGAAGATGGTTGTCTTGACAAGGTCATGGCAGATTTTGCCAAGATCAAAGATGAGGTCGTTACAGCAGAAGAAGGAGACGAAGCATGAGCGAAACAGTAGCAAGCGAAATCTGGGGAGAACTTAAACGTTATGTCAACACTGTGGATCGTGACGAAGCAGCAGAAGCTGTGGTTGCAATCTTGATTGACAATGATTCAGATGTGGATGATATCCGTGCTGCCTTCAAGAACGATGTGGATATCAAACGTGCGCTCACTGCTTATCTTGACAACGACAAAGACTATGTGGATCCCGAAGATGAAGACCCTGAAGAAGATAGCGACACCACAGAAGATGACGACTGGGAAAACTAATGTGGTATAGTCAAGTGGCAGCGGATCTGGGCAAGATCCCAGACTTCATGGCACACTATGATCGTGAACTCACGGATGCCAAACGAGATTGCAAAATTGGCGGCATTGTTGAGAACAACATCAAGCTACTTCCTGGCATAACTGAACAGAGATTCTATCAGCTTCAGGAAGTGGAAGCTGTGTTGAATCTGCTGAATATTCAGTTGCGCAAGATTCGTCGCAAGCACTTTCAAAAGTATCTAGAAGGTTACAATCGTGCTCTCAGTAGTAGAGATGCTGAAAAGTATGTGGACGGCGAAGATGAAGTGATTGACTTTGAAACCATTATCAATGAAGTGGCTTTGCTGCGAAATCGTTGGCTGGGTATCATGAAAGCACTGGAAAGCAAGAACTTCATGCTGGGCCACATTGTTAGACTACGAGCAGCCGGTATGGAAGATATTCAAGTTTAAGGAAATTAATGAGTTATTTGTTTACAAGTGAATCGGTGTCAGAAGGGCACCCAGATAAAATTGCAGATGCAATCAGCGATACAGTACTAGATCTTGTGATGGCCAAACAGGATTCTGCACTAAGATGTGCATGCGAAACGTTGGTAACTACCAATCGTGTGGTGATTGCTGGAGAATACAAAGGTGTATTACAGTCTGAAGATGTTGATATTGCTGTGCGAGATGTTATTAAAGAAATTGGGTATGAACAATCAGGATTTGATTGGCGCACAGTAGAAATCACAAATCTGCTGCATGGACAAAGTGCCGACATTGCACTTGGCACAGATTCGTTTGGTGCCGGAGATCAGGGTCTGATGTTTGGGTATGCCTGTAATGAAACTGCAAATTTTATGCCAGCAGCAATTTATTGGAGCCATCGCATTGTTGAACAACTAACAGAAGTTCGTAAAACCCAGGTGATTGATTGGTTAGGACCTGACGCTAAATCACAAGTCACATTTGAATATCATGATGATGGCACACCTGTGCGTATAGCCAAGATTGTGTGCAGTACTCAACACAGTGATTTGGTGGATATTGATCATGTTCGGCTGACAGTAAAAAATATTATTCTTAGTATACTGCCCACAAAATACATTGATAATTCCACAGAGTTCTATATCAATCCCACAGGACGTTTTGTCATTGGCGGACCCGACGGAGATACTGGGTTAACTGGACGCAAAATTATTGTAGACACCTATGGCGGATCTTGCCCACACGGCGGCGGCGCTTTTAGTGGCAAAGACCCTACCAAGGTAGATCGCAGTGCAGCCTACATGATGCGTTATCTTGCCAAGAATATTGTGGCCAGCGGTCAGGCCACCCGTGCCACGTGTCAGATCAGTTATGCAATTGGAGTGGTGCAACCCATGAGCTTCTATGTACAAAGTGATGGCAACAGTCAAGCAATCACTAACTGGATACAAGACAATGTGGACTTGACCCCTGCAGGAATTATCAAGAGATTTGATTTGTTTCGTCCAATTTATAGATCAACTACCAATTATGGACACTTTGGCAAAGACTATTTGCCGTGGGAAAAACTAGACCTGATCTAATCAGCGTTTAAATACAAGTATGAAACGCACAGCATTTGTAACAGGCATGACCGGCCAAGACGGTCCATATCTCGCTAGACTACTAGTTGAAAAAGGCTATCATGTGTATGGCCTTGTAAAGCGATACTCTAATCCCAATTTAGACAACATCAAGTGGTTGGGCATTGAGAATGACATCGAGTTGATCACCGGTGATATTACCGATGAAAACAACATGAATCATCTCATGCAAACGCTCAAACCCAATGAAGTGTACAACTTGGCTGCACAAAGTTTTGTTGGTGCTTCGTGGGATCTCAACAAACTTACCACAGAAGTAAACTCCATAGGTGTGCTGAACTTGCTCAACGCTATCCGCAGCCACAGCCCCAACACACGCTTCTATCAAGCAAGTACTAGTGAGATGTTTGGCAATGCCACAGAAGCAGGCTCCCAAGGTGAACTTACTCCGTTCCGTCCAAGATCACCGTATGGCGTGAGCAAGTTGTATAGTCACTGGATGACCATAAACTTCCGTGAAAGCTACAGCCTGTATACCTGCTCTGGCATATTGTTCAATCACGAAAGCCCTCTTAGAGGTCGTGAATTTGTCACACGCAAAGTTACTGATGCAGTGGCCAGAATCAAACTGGGCCTAGCAGATTCGGTCACTCTGGGCAATCTTGACAGTAAACGTGATTGGGGATTTGCCGGAGACTTTGTGGAAGCCATGTGGCTCATGCTACAACAACCTGAAGCCAGAGATTATGTAATTGCCACAGGTGAACAACACAGTATTGGTGAGTTGT